GGCCATGACAAATCCTGTTAAAATGGTGATTGACATTGTGCCACATAGCGCATAAAGTCAAAACCATAAATTCTTTGCAAGGAAAATATCATGGGTAAAATGGACACAAAAATGGCTAAAAGCACCACAGGCGCAACACCCCCTAAAGGTGCTGAATCTTCTGACCGTACAGGTGAGCGCATGGAAAAAATGCGTGGTGGCGTTGCTATGGGTAAAGAGGACAAGATGGGCGCTGATCACCAGTTCAATACTGGTAAGACAGACGGCATTTGCTACACTAAGACCAGATCAGAGTACCGCTAAAAAGCGAAACCCAAACAGTCATGCACGACTGAATGGGCTTCTAAACATCACAAATGATAAGGATTTGAAATGTCTGGTTTGAATTGTAAGGCTTGTGTTTACTTTAATGATATAGGCCAGATGGGGCAGTGCAGACGCTACCCCACTTACCAAAACCGTCACTACACTGAGTGGTGCGGTGAATTTGAGTTAGTTGCCATCGAGAGTTCACCCATCCTTGAGGTGGGTGTTTTTTCTGATCAACCTAAAAAGCGTGGTCGCCCCGCAAAGGATGCAAAATGAATTTGCAACCTTTAAGAGACAAGATTCTTGTGCGTCCCGAAAAGCGTACGTTAAGCGACACTTTAATTATCCATTCCGCAGAAGCTGACAGCCGTGGAACTGTGATTGCAGTAGGCCCAGAAGCCCAAGCTGAAGGTTTAAATGTTGGTGATCGCATCACTTTTGGTACATTTGCCAAAGAATACAAAGACGAATACCTAAAGTTTGAGGAAATCAAGCACAATGATGAGCGCTTACTCAAAATGAGTTGGCAAGATGTTTGTTTTGTAATGGAGGACTAATCATGGCTACTAAACCCGGTCTTTATGCCAATATTCACGCTAAACAAGAGCGTATCAAGCAACAAAAAGCTGAGGGTAAACCCGTAGAGCGTATGAGAACGCCCGGCACAAAGGGCGCACCCACAGCCGCGGCATTCAAACAGTCTGCTAAAACCGCAAAGAAATAATCATGGCAAAGCACGATAAGCCCATCCCCCATAAGACAACGGGCAAGGACAAGACCTATAACCCGACAGACAAGGGTGCGGGAATGACCGCCAAGGGTCGCGCTGAATACAACGCCAAGAACAATTCAAACCTAAAGCCGCCAGCGCCAAATCCTAAGACGAAAAAGGACGAAGGACGTAAGGCAAGTTTCTGCGCCAGAATGGAAGGCGTGGTTAAGAATGCTAAAGGCCCTGCGGAACGTGCCAAGGCATCATTAAAGAACTGGAACTGCTAATGCCACTTATTAAATCTAAATCCCCCGAAGCGTTTAAAAAGAACATCAAAACTGAAATTAAAGCTGGTAAGCCTGTAAAACAAGCCGTAGCCATTGCTTACTCAGAAAAGCGTGAAGCCGCCAAAAAGGACAAAAAGAAATGATCGAGCAAGTTAAAGCCCGAATTGCTGACCTTGAAAAGCAAAAAGAACAAATGCTGGCTAACTTTCATGCCATATCTGGCGCTATTGCCGAGAATCAGGCTTGGTTGCGAGAACTAGAGAAACCCGTAGAATCACCTAATGACTGATACAACCGAGAAACGCCCTGTTGGTCGCCCTACCCTCTACGATCCAAAATATTGTGAGGAAGTGGTTACTTTGGGCAGAATCGGCAAAAGTGTTGAGCAAATAGCGGCAAACCTTAACGTATCTTTACGCACAATCTATCTTTGGCGTGATACTCACGAAGAATTTCTGCATGCCTTGGACGATGCTAAGACTTATGAGCAAGCGTGGTGGGAAGAACAAGCCTCCGCATATATGGTTGAGAACAAAGAAAGTGACCGTTTGAACGCAACATTGTGGTCACGGTCAATGGCGGCACGATTCCCAAAGAAGTACCGTGAAAGCACAAAGACTGAAATCACAGGCGCTGATGGCGCACCGTTGCTATCGGGCATTCAAGTCAGCTTTGTAAAGCCTAATGAGTAATGTAGAGCAAGCAATTGCAAAGGCTGAGTTTCCCCTCAAGCTACAGTGCTTGTTTCAGCCCTCACGTTATAAAGTTCTGTACGGTGGACGCGGTGGCGCTAAGTCATGGGGTGTTGCTAGGGCTTTGCTCATTAAAGGCGCTCAAGCCCCGTTAAGAGTGCTTTGCGCCCGTGAATTCCAAACATCTATCAAAGACTCAGTTCACAAGTTACTGTGTGACCAGATTGAGGCTCTAGGGCTTGGTTCGTTCTACGAAATCACCCAAACAAGCATTAGGGGCAAGAACGGCACAGAGTTCAGCTTTGTGGGTTTAAAGAACAATGTGGCCAACGTCAAGTCTTACGAAGGCGTTGATGTGTGTTGGGTTGAGGAAGCCCAGACAACCAGCCGTATGTCATGGAACGTGCTGATCCCTACCATTCGTAAGGAAAAGTCAGAAATTTGGGTGACGTTTAACCCTGAGTTGGAGACTGATGAAACTTACCAGCGGTTTGTGCTTAACCCGCCTGAGAACTGTATTGTCCAAAAGATCAACTGGTCAGATAACCCTTGGTTTCCTGAAACGCTGAAACTTGAGAAGGATGCGCTTAAACACCGTGATCCACAAGGCTATAACGTGGTTTGGGAAGGTTTATGCAGACAGACAGTAGATGGGGCTATCTTTGCTAAAGAAATGCAACTGGCTGAGTTAGATGGCCGCATCACAAAGGTCAACTACGATGCTACAAAACCTGTTCACGCTATCTTTGACCTTGGTTGGTCTGATGCCACAGCAATTTGGTTCTTACAGTTTGTAGGCATGGAAACCCGCTTGATTCGCTACATTGAAGGCAATCAACAGACCATGAGCGACTATTTGGCCAAGATGCAAACCTTTGGGTATATGTACGACACGCTATGGTTGCCACATGATGCTGAAAACAAAACGCTGGCAGGGAATGGCAGAAGTATTGAGGAAATCGTAAGAGCCGCGGGTTATAAAACCAAGATTATCCCAAGAACGCCCATTATGGATTCCATCAACGCGGCTAGGACAATCTTTGTAAACTGCTGGTTTGATAGGGAAAACTGTCATGAGGGCTTGCAATGCCTACGCCATTACCGTTACGATGTTGACCCAGACACCAAGCAATTCAGCAAAACGCCATTGCATGACAACTATTCACATGGCGCTGATGCGTTTAGGTACATTGGTTTGATGGTAAATGAGCCTAGACAAACCAGAAAGCCAAAGGCAAATGCAAATTATGGTAGCGATTATTCTTGGATGAGTTAAAATGTCTCCAAATCACTTAGGGCAACATCATGGCTGATGATTACGACAAACGAATTCAAGAAGCAATAGAGTTTCTCAAGTTTGCTAACGATGCAGACACAATGAATCGTCAGGAAGCGCTTGAGGATTTGAAGTTTGGTGCTGGTGATCAATGGCCAGTTACCTTGCAAAATTCACGCAATCTTGAGTCACGCCCTTGCATTACTGTAAACAAGGTGGATAACTATTGCCGCCAAGTCTCCAATCAGCAACGCCAGCAACGCCCCCGCATCAAAGTCCATGCCACAAACACGCATGAGGACATGGTTGACGCACAGACCATTAGCGGCATCATTCGCCATATTGAGGTCAATTCCAACGCAGATCACGCCTATGACAATGCGTTTGAATACGCTGTTCGTATGGGATGGGGCTATGTACGGGTCAGAACTGACTACATTTCAGAGGATTCGTTTGATCAGGAAATCTACATTGACCCTGTGGATAACCCATTCACGGTGTACTTTGACCCCAATTCAGTAGCACCTGATGGCTCTGACGCTGACCGTTGTTTAATTACAACAATGATGCTCAAAGAGGAATTCCGCAAGCTGTACCCAGATGCTGATGACGGTGGCACAAGTTTCACCCAACGTGGAACGGGTGACTCACAGTCTGAGTGGATTACCAAAGAGGATATTCGCCTTGCTGAGTATTACTACACAGTCAGGGAAAAGGCTACTTTATACCTTTTGAGCGATGGTTCATCTACATTTGCTGACGACAAAGACTTCTTTAAGCGCTTAGAGGCTTACGGCATTACGGTAGTTGATAAGCGTGATTCGTTCAAGAAAACCATCAAGTATTGCAAGATGACCGCGGTTGAGATTCTTGAGGAACGTGATTGGGCTGGCAAATACATCCCCATCGTTCCCGTTTATGGCCGACACATTGTCATTGGTGACAAGCGCAAAAAGTTTGGCATGATTCGCTATGCCAAAGACCCACAGCGTATGTATAACTTTTGGCAAACCGCCATTACTGAGGGTGTTGCATTAGCACCTAAGGCAAAATGGTTGATTGCTGAAGGCCAAGACGAAGGACATGAACAAGATTGGGCAAATGCCAACATCAAGTCATTCCCTGTTTTACGTTACAAACAGACTGATATTGACGGTCGCCCTGCGCCAGTTCCCTCACGCTTACAGCCAGAGCCGCCACAAGCGGGAATTATGGCCGCGGCTATGGGTGTGGACAATGATATTAAAAACATCATGGGCGTGTTTGACCCTGCACAGCTTGGTCAAGGCAACATTTCAGGCAAAGCATTGAATGGCCAGCAACAACAAGTTGACCTGACAAACTTTGACTATTACGACAACCTTACACGTTCTATCAGTCACGTTGGCAAGATTTGCTTAGATTTGATTCCTAAGATTTACGACACAGAGCGTGTCATGCGAATCATTGGTGATGATGGTAAGCCAGAACTGTTAACGATTAACCAAAGGGATTCTGTTGACCATGTGTTGAATGACATTACCGTTGGCCAATATGATGTGGTCATGGAGACAGGGCCGGGCTACAACAGCAAACGTCAGGAAGCTGTGGACAATATGCTTCCCCTGCTGTCAGCCGCACCAGAACTTATGCAAGTGGCTGGTGATTTGGTGTTTAGAAACATGGATTGGCCGGGGGCTGACATTATTGCTGACCGCCTTGCCGCGGCTAACCCAATGGCTCAGATTGACGATAAGTCTAAAGTACCGCCACAAGTTCAGATGCAACTGGCCATGTCGCAGAAACAGATTCAGGAACTTACACAGGCAATTCAGGCTAGAGACTTGATGCTTAAAAACCGCATGGATGTTGAGCAAATGAAGCAAGACTCTGAGACTAAACGCACCCTGATGAAAGAGACAGGCAGGGCTAATGAGGCTGAATTGCGTGAACAAAGTGACCGTGCTGAAATGCAAATGCGTGTGGATGGCCAAGCAAACGACACGGTTATCAATTCGCAGACAAGGCTAGAAATTGAGCGCATGAAGCAACAAATTGCTCTTGTTTTGGCTCAAATGGATAAAGGCGCATTAAATTCAGCAAATGCCGAGGCAACAGAACGTGCAATTTAAATAAATTTGTGGTAGATTAACTACACCGTACCCGTGAGGCACATGGGGTCAAATCGTTGGGAAACGTATGTCCGATAAAGAAGCGGGTCAAGTTTTGACCAGTGAGAATGCGGCAGAATTTTATGCAAACAGATTAGGTTTAGCTGAATCTCCAGCGGAGACTGAGGCGGTTGAAGAAACCGAGCCAGTAGCCGAAGATGATCAGAGTGAGCCGAAAGAGGCAGAAAAGGAAGCAAACCAAGAGGGTGAGCGAAAGCAAAATCCTAAACTTGAAAAGCGGTTTTCAGAGATAACCAAGCAACGTGAGGAAGCGCGAAAAGAAGCGCAGAACGAACGTCAAGCTAGGTTAGAACTAGAACAGCGTTTGGCGGCACTAGAGCAACAGAGACAGCCTCAACAGCAGTCTTACGTTGATCAAGAGCCACAACCAAGCCAGTTCAACGATGCGTTTGAGTATGCGAAGGCTCTAGCTGAGTTTTCAACAGAAAAAGCGTTAGCTGAACGTGATAGGCAATTGGCACAGCAGAAAGAACAGGAAGCGCAACAAAAGATTATTCAATCTTGGGCGCAAAAGGTTCAGGAAGCGAAAGCCGAATTGCCCGATTTTGATGATTTGGTCGCATCCAGTGACGTAGTTGTAAACAACGCAGTCAGGGATGCAATTCTGGAGAGTGATGTAGGCCCAAAAATCCTGTATCACCTAGCTGAAAACAATGACCTAGCCAAAAAGATCGCCAGCTTGAGTCCAAATGCCGCGCTTAGAGAGATAGGTAAATTGGAAGCAAAGTTTGAGGCAAAGCCTGAGACTACGCAGACAGCCCCTGTTGTTAGAAGTAAAGCACCAACACCGATTCAACCGATTCGCGGTGGGCAAGGCAAGGCTGATGTACCGATTTCCGCTGATGGCGAATTTCATGGTTCATATCAGGCTTGGAAAGCCGCCCGTAAAGCGGGGAAAATTCGGTAAACCTAATCTTTTTGGAGTTTAAAAATGGCTAATAATTTATTGACGATCAGCAAGATCACCAACGAAGCGTTGATGGTCTTGGAAAATGAGTTGACTTTCACAAGTGAAGTTGACCGCAACTATGATGACCAGTTCGCTGTTGTCGGTGCAAAGATTGGTAACACAGTCAATGTCCGCAAGCCCGGTCGTTTCATTGGTACTACTGGCCCCGCGCTGAACGTGGAAGATTTTAACGAGACTTCAGTTCCCGTTACTTTGTCTACACAGTTTCACGTTGACACACAGTTCACAACACAAGACTTGGCTTTGTCCTTGGATATGTTCAGTGACCGCGTGTTGAAGCCAGCTATTGCCGCTATTGCCAACAAGATTGACCGTGACGGTATGTCTATGGCTACCCTGCAAACTGCCAACATCGTTGGTACTGCTGGAACACCGCCCACAGGCTTGATCACATATCTGACTGCTGGCGCTTACCTTGACTCTGAAGGCGCACCCCGTGACGGTCGTCGTTCATGTATCGTTGAGCCTTTCACAAGCGCAACAATTGTGGACAGCTTAAAGGGTTTGTTCGTTCCCTCTGACCGTATTGGCAACCAATACGAAAAGGGTTTGATGGGCCGTGACTCTGCTGGTATGAACTGGAAGATGGATCAGAACGTGGTAAGCCAAACATTTGGCTCATTTGCTGGTACTGCTGTCGAGAACACAACCACAGGCACAGGTTTCCTGACTTCTGGTTGGGCATCAACAAGCACCATCACTCTGACTGCTACTGGTACGGTTTCACTTAACGCTGGCGATGTATTCCAAATTGCTGGTGTTTTTGCTGTCAACCCCCAGAATCGTCAAGCCTACGGCACAAACAAACTGCGTAATTTCGTGGTTAAGCAAGCCGTTTCCGCTACTGATGGCACTATGTCTGTCGTGGTTAGCCCTGCTGTGATTACCGCTGGTCAATTCCAGAACGTGTCAATCCCAACAACTAGCTCAACAGCCGCTATCACGTTCTTTAACAAGTCAGGTACTGTTTCCCCACAAAACATCATCATGCACCGCAATGCTTTCACATTGGCAGTAGCCGATCTGGAATTGCCAGAAGGTGTGCATTTTGCTGGTCGTGCAAGCGATAAGGAAATTGGTTTGTCAATGCGTGTTGTGCGTCAGTACACCATTAACAATGACTCCATCCCCACACGTTTGGACGTTCTGTATGGTTGGGCGCCTCTCTACCCTGAGTTGGCTTGCCGCGTAGCCGCTTAATGTTCAAGGGGGGCTAAAAACCCCCTGTTACTAAACTTAATTTAAGGAAATTATCATGGCTAATCCCGGACCAGCAACGACAGTCACCCAAGAATCATTTGCCCCCATGACCAACGTGGTCAAAGGTGGTGTTTTTTCTTTGACTCTCACACCCTCCGCTGTTGCAACAATTACAACTGCCGCCCAAAACTTTGCCAGCACTGGCATTGGCTTGGTCGTTGGTGATTTTGTTTCAGTAGCATTCAATGGCGCACAAACTGCTGGCGTAGGCGTTCTTGACGCTTATGTCTCAGCCGCTGACCAATTGACAATTCGTTTTGTTAACCCAACTGCCGCAAGCGTTACACCAGCATCAGGTACATACCTAGTGTCTGTCCAGCGCCCAAGTACCTCTACAGGTTATGGCCAAACTTCTCCATTACTTTCTTGGTAATTTGAGTTTAGTTTAAAAAAAGGCCACTCTCAAAAGGGGTGGCTTTTTCTTTATTTAGCGTTACAATTTAACCATTCTTGAAAAGGAATTATCATGGCTCTGCAAACGACAATTTTGCGTGGAAACATATCCAACGCATTCGTTATGGGCGTGGCGTTTTCTGCTACAACCGTTGCCACTTCTGGCGCATCTAAGACTGTTACCGTTGCTGGCTTAAAAGTTGGCGATGCAATACAAGTGACTCTCCCTGCGGCTCAAACTACTGGCGTTGCTATTGCTAACGCTTATGTTTCCGCTGATGACACTTTGATTGTTCAGTTTATCAATGCAACAGGCTCAAGCGCTTCTGCCGCGGCTGGTACTTACACCGTTGTTGTTGATCGTCCTGAGTATTTGCCCCTTGATTCAAACGCTGTTTAATCATGTCTAATACAACGGTCTTACGTCCTGTAGGAGTTACAACCGCCATTTCGGTGGGTGCTACTTCTACTGCCGCAACGCTGATTACTGCAAGCACTAATGACCAAGTTAACTACGCTTCTTTCATCAACACGGGTGCTACCTATGTTGCTGTGAGCCTTGGCGATGCTAACGTGGCCGCGGCTGTCTTGCCTGTCAGCGGTTCAACCACAGGGAACTTTGTGTTACCCGCCTCAATGACAGTTCCAATTGTCTTGGCAGTACCAGCAAGCCCTTACTACGTCCGCATGATCGGTTCGGGCGCTGGCCCATCAATCGTTTATGTCACCCCCGTGGGCGATCAAACCTAAGAGGCGCTATGTCTGACCCTGCACAATCCATAGAACAAAACATTCTGCCTGTTCAGGCGCTGTTTAATGTTGATAAAACTTTTAACACGTTTATTGGTCAGGGTCAGCCATTTTATGCAATTCCAAACCCTAATCAATCTGGGTTAAACATCACAAACAGCGTTATCAATAGCACGACTATTGGCGCTACAACCCCATCATCAGCGGCTTTCACGACTGCAACAGTCTCAACAGCCCCTGTAAGTGGTAACGATGTTGTTAACAAAACATATCTTGAATTCTTTGCCGCTGGCATTTCTTGGAAACAGCCCGTTGATTGTGGAACAACCGCAAACATCACGTTGTCTGGACTACAAACCATTGATGGCGTAACCGTTGTTGCTGGTAGCCGTGTATTGGTTAAAAACCAAACAACTACATCACAGAACGGCATTTACTTGGCTTCTGCTACGGCATGGTCAAGAGCGCCTGATGCTGATACATGGGATGAACTAATTTCTGCAATCTGTTTTGTGGAATCAGGAAGCACATTGGCAGGGTCTGCGTGGTATTGCACGATCCAGCCGGGCGGTACGATTGGAACAACTGCAATCACATGGTCAAATTTCTCTGTTGCCGCAACCTATACCGCTGGCACAGGGTTAACCCTTACTGACTACGTTTTCAGTATCACAAACACAGGCGTAACTGCCGCGGCTTACGGGTCGGCATCTAAGACTCTGACCGCAACTGTTAACGCACAAGGACAGTTAACTGTGTTGGCCGCAACTGACATTGCCATTGCAAACACTCAAGTTTCAGGCTTGGGAACAATGTCAACGCAATCAGCATCTAGCGTGGCCATTACGGGTGGATCAATCAACGGCACGACAATCGGTGCAACAACTGCCGCGGCTGTCAATGCAACCACATTTACAGGCGCTGGAACGGGTCTGACAGGCACTGCAACGAGTTTATCCATTGGTGGTAATGCCGCCACAGCCACAAGCGCTACAGCGGCTACAAACCTTGCTGGTGGTGCAACGGGTTCTGTTCCTTACCAAAGCGCATCATCAACAACAGCGTTTTTGAATGCTGGCTCAAACGGTCAAGTTTTGACCTTGGCGGCTGGCATCCCATCTTGGGCAACACCCACAACGGGAACTGTGACTTCTGTTGGTGGAACGGGTACGGTTTCAGGCATCAGCTTGTCGGGAACTGTAACAAGTTCAGGCAATCTGACCCTTGGTGGAACGCTTGATTTGTCAGCGCCTCCCGCCATCGGTGGAACAACTGCAAACACAATTACAGGCACAACAATTACGGCAAGCACAAAGTTTGTCGGTACTAATTTTGATGCGTCAGGCTCTGGCGGTGGTGCTTTAAGAACGTCTGGTGGTTCAAATTGCTTGCAATGGTGCGGTGGCGGTGGTGTTAACTTGACGCTTGATGGCGCATTTAACATGAATCCCGCTAATGCAACCATTCAGATTTCCCCAACAGGCACAGGCACTTTGACGGTCAACCCTGCAACTGCGGGAACAATGAACAACATGGCCATTGGTGGATCAACCCCTGCCGCTGGTGCGTTTACCACTTTGTCAATTACATCAACATTTTCTGCTAACGGTTCTGTTGGCTCAAATGGTCAAGTGCTACAGTCTGCTGGTGCGGGTTCACCCGCTGTGTGGGCAACCCCTGCAAATGGCATTACGATTGCTGACGATACAAGCACAAATGCCACACGTTATTTGGTGTTCACAAGTGCAACAACAGGCACAGTCACCACACAGAATGTTAGTTCTACAAAACTACAATTTAACCCAAGCACAGGCGCTTTTACCGCCAATCAGCTAATCATTGCACCGTAAAGGAAAATCATGGGACAGTTAACTTTTCAAGCAACACTAGGCGGTGCGGTCAACTTGGCAGGGCCAAACACGGCAACCACAACCACTTTTACGTTGCCAGCGGCTGATGGAACTGATGGCCAATACATCAAAACCAATGGTAGTGGAACGCTTGCGTTTGCTTCCCCTGTGTCTTTGTCTGCTGACAATACTTTTACAGGCACACAAACATTTTCTGGCACAAGTTCTAAGACCGCTATTGTTTTAAACGATGCGGCTGAAGTGGCAACTGTTTCAGCTACAGCGGCTACAGGCACAATCAACTACGACATTACCACTCAGTCTGTTTTGTATTACACAAGCAATGCAAGTGCAAACTGGACAGTTAATTTCAGAGGCTCATCAGGTACTTCATTGAATACTTTGATGAGTACAGGCCAATCAATGACTGTGGCTTTCTTGGTTACTCAAGGCTCTACTGCTTACTACAACAACGTGGTTCAAGTGGATGGCACTACATCAGGTGTTACGACACGTTGGTTAGGTGGTGCGCCTACTGCGGGAAATGCTAGTGGCATTGATAGCTATCGTTATTTGATTATCAAGACAGGTAGTGCAACATTTACAGTCTTGGCAAGCAACACACAATTTAAGGCTTAAACCATGCCATTACAAGCAACTTCTGGTGCGGCTAGTTACGATGCCTTTGGTGGTGGTGTTCCTGTTCCTG